AATATACTTTTTTCTTCTAGAAAAACCTATATTCATTGAATATACCTGAAGTCCTGGTTCATATTTAATATGATACTTTTTACAGTCTTCCTTAGTTAATGTACGATTATTATTCGGACCTTCAAGTTGTTTAAGTACAAGTACATTTACAATTTGAGATTTAACGCTCCAAATAATCTTTTTAACTTCAAATACCTTTACAAGTCTTTTAGATCCATCACGGATTCTTCCTCGTAAAACCAATATATCACCAATCTTATATTTATTAGATACTGATTCCTTTGCCTTTACCTTAGCAACTTGTTTTAGAATAATATCATTATGGTTATTGATTTTAACTTGAATATGAAAAGGTAAAGTTACTTCTTCATACAAAAAACCTATAGTAGTAGCTCGATTATTTTTAGTTTTTGATTTTATTTCATGTAAATATAGACTTTTATCCTTATCATATTCTCCAGAAGAAACTTCAATCATTTCTTTCTTTGGAATAGATTTGATGAATTCATCTATCTTTTCATCAAATAAATCATAATTGCTGCAAAGTTCTTCCTTTGACATTGAAATTTCTTTAATAAGGTTATTAATAGCAGTCCTTACATCAGGCATGATTAAACACGCTTAATAGCTTCCTCAAGCTGAATGCTCATATTACGGATTTCCTTCTCAATAAGTTCCCTCTGGTGTTCACCATCAGCATGAATCTTCTCAACTTCCTTGATAGTAGAGATAAGTTCAGAAGTAGTGGTCTTCAAGGTCTCAAGAGAAATAACAGATTCCTCATTAGCCTTAGCGACAGCAACAGAGTTAGTATGAAGGTTCTTAGCATTTTCAGCAAGGATCTTATTGGTCGTTTCAGTCAACATTTGCTGGGCCTTTACATTATTAGTCTGGTTATGCATGATAACCGCGATAGAAAGCTGATTCTTCCAAAGAGGAATAACATTAGTTACAATATTATCACTCTTTTCAGCAATGGCCATGTTATTACCCTGAGTAGCACGAATCTGAAGAAGGTTCTGCTGAAGCACAGCCTCAGTTACCTGCATATCTGCAACTCTCTTCTGAAGTGCATTCTTGCAGTCCATAACTTCAGAAATCTGATAAGTCTCATAATTCTCGGGATGGGCCTTCATTTCGGCAATTTCCTTATCAAGGTCTTCTTCCTTAATCTTACCAGCAAGAATAAGTTCACGGATTCTACCGATATATTCTACGTTATTATCGAAAATTTCCTGAAGGGTACTGTTGTCAGTAAGTGCAACAAGCTTTGCGCCTGCCATCTTTTCAGAGATAGCATTTACATTCTCAGCAATATCATTATACTTAAGTTTTACATTCTCAATAGAAGTAACAAACTTGCTTACAACAGGAAGTCTACGAAGGAAATTCTTCCATCTGGTATCGGAATTGATCTCATTGATATCAATCATGTTCAATTCACGAAGAAGCTCAGTAGTAAGAGCAACAATTTCGCCACCATTATCAGCACGAACGCTGGAAAGGAGTTTTTCACCATTTTCTGCTACAACCGCACTCAACTCAGATCCATACTCATGAATGGTGGTAATGTCATGTGTGTTAATCTTCTCAGTAAGAGCACGATACTGTTCTTTTTCTGCCGGAGTAAGCGTAGCGAGCTTAGTATTGTAATCATAACCAGCAGTTGTTGCATTATAAGCAACGGCGACATCTTTACTAGTTTTTGCCATTATAAGATAATTTTTTTAAATAAATGATTTATAACTTAGGTTTTATATACGTATTAAATTCTTCTTGAGTTATCATAATGTATGAATATTTTGAGTTATTCAAATATATAACATACATATCTTCTTTTAAATGTGCATTATCTTTAGGATTTAAATTTGTTTTTAAAATAACATCAATATTATTGACATTCAAAACAATGTCATCCCTTATTTGTAAAACATTTACATTTTTATTTTTCTTTGTTATCATGTACAAAAATAATATAGTAATAAATAAAATAAATTCAAAAAAACTTTAATAATTAATACAATAAAATTATTTTTATTTGAATATATATCTTAATATAGGAATATGATTTTCGGAAATTTAAATAGTATATTAGAAAATGAGCAATCTATTATGGAAGCTATTGAATCAAATATATTGACTCAACAGGTTCTTAATAATGGACAATATAAAAAGAAAAATTTCGTTTCAAAAATACTGTCATCATTATCTCATTATGGAATGAATTATGATGATCAGATATTAAAAAATATACATGCTGTTCCTGCTGATAAAGCATTGATATCAAAGGATGATTTTGATTCACAGTCTATTTATAGCGCGACTATGAATAACTGGAGAGTTAAAGGTGAAGAAGATAGAGATTTTAAGGAGAAAACATTAGAACAGAAAAGAGAAGTTCTCCGTAAAATGGCTGGTGCACCAGAACTTGAAGATATTCTTGATATGATGGCAAATGAATGTATCGTATATGATGATGAAGAATCATATATAGCAGATCCATTTATCGATACAGGTTTAACACAACAGTTAACTGAAAAATCAGCAGAAGAAATCAGAAACTCAGTAAATGCATCATACTATAAAATGTATATGCTTTTAAACTGGAAAAGAACAGCTTGGGATGTATTTAAGAAATTCTTGATTGATGGTGTACTTGCATATGAAATTATTTATGATGATTTAGAGAATCCTCATTCAATAATCGGTATCATAGATATTGATCCTGCGACATTAACAAAAACCATTAAAGATGGAACAACATTCTGGGTACAGTTTAAAGGTATTCAAGGTAAAGAAAGATATTTATTAGATGCGCAGATTATATATATAAAATATGAAGATACCGGGGTATCAAACCGTCAATCATATCTTGAAAGACTTATCAGACCATTCAATATTTATAGAATCGTTGAACAGGCACAAGTTATTTGGACAGTAACACAGTCTTCATTTAAAACTATGTTTACAATTCCTATTAACGGTATGAATAAAGCAAAAGGTATGCAAACCCTTTCACAAGCAATGAACCGTTATAAGGAACAAATTTCATTCAATGTAGATACTGGTGAACTTATGGTAAACGGCAAGGTAAACATGCCATTTAATAAAGAATATTGGATGCCTGAAAGTGAAGCCGGTACTCCTCAAATTGAAACTATTGTCGATAATGGTCCACAATTAAATGATAGTGACCAAATTAAATATTTCTTATCAAATCTTTATAGAATGAGTAAAATTCCTCAAAGCAGATTTGATAAAGAAGCACAGGCAACATGGTTTGGTACAGACCCTACACAACAACTTCGTGATGAAATTAACTTTTCAAGATTTGTAACCAGACTTAGAAATACATTTGCTGAAATAATTCTTAAACCTCTTAGAATTCAATTAACTCTTAATATTCCAGATATTAAAAATGATAAGAGAATTCTTGATTCAATTTCACTTCATTTCAATTCATATAACCAGTTTACTGAATTAATGGAAATGGAGGTTATGACAAAGAGAGTTGAATTTATCGGTACAATGAAAGATAGTTTAGTAATAACAAATGATGAAGGTGAAGAAGAACCTTACTTTGATCCTGAATTCTTAATTATCAAATATCTTAAGATGAGTGATGCTGATCTTGAAATGAACAGGAAGATGAAAGAAGAAAAGAAACTTAAGAAAGCTGCTTCAGGAGGAGATAATGGAGAAGATGAAGGTGAAGAAGGAGGCGAAGAAGAACTCGGCGGTGAAGAAGGTGGAGAAGGAAAAGAAGGTGGCGAAGAAGCTGGAGGCGGAGCAGAAAGTGAAGAAAGTGGTGGCGAAATAGATTCAGAAATGTTAGGTGATGTACAACCAGAATCACCAGAAACAGCACAGGCATAATAATATGAAAGAGATAAATAATTTTATTATAGAGAAGTTAAAACTGAATAAAGATTCTAAAGTAGAACCTTCAAAACATCGTGAATATGTGGATTTAGTACAAAGGGTATATGCATATAAAACAAAAGATAAAGAAACATTAATTGATTATATATTAGTAAGTTTTGCTGAAAAATGTTCTTTATTAATAAGAAGATCACCACATAAACTTGATTCGACAGCAACATATGATATATTTGAAAAAAATTTTTGTAATAGAATGTCTATTGATAACCCTGATAATTTTATAAAAATTTATTCAGATATACCAGATATATTTAATAGAAACCCAAAATTATTTACTGGTTTTAAAATAACCAAGGAAATGGTTGAAAATATGTTTGGTCCAGGAGAATTCCCTATAATAAGTATTTATGCCAATACAGTAGATGATGATACATTTACGCAAGTTTATTATACTATAAGCAGATAATATGGATTTAAAAGATTATAAGATATTACCAGGCGTTGTAATTGATGTAGATGACCCTAAATATATAGGAAGAGTAAAAGCAGATGCTCCTGGATTATTTAATTCTGAAGTAATGAATAAAGAAGGCCTTCCTTGGATATATCCGTTTAATATGAATGGATATCAAAGATTTTCTAAATTAATGAACGGTTCTAAAATTTGGATATTGACTAATATGAATTATACTGAATTCTGGTATTGGCCAATGTTTGAATTAAATGATGATTCAAAAGATATAATATCAAAAGATGAATCTGATTATGAACAATCAGAAGTTCTTCTTTCAAGAAATATGGGTGATAATAGTGTTTATATATATTATTCTCCAAGTCAAGGTATTATGTTAAAGAATTCTGAAAATACTTATATTAATATTAAATCTGATAATGAAATTGAAATAAAAGCAGATAAGGGTGTTGTAAGAATTAAAGGAAGTTCAGTAGAAATAGGAAATGATAATGAAGGATTTGTAAATGCTGTTAGATTTGATAAATTGCAAACTATGTTATCAAATTTTCGCACATATTTACAACAAGTAGCACAAAATATTGGTAATCCATATACATTACCAGCAGCATCTGCTGCTATGAATTTAGCGGTACAAGCAATTGGTTCAACTGTAGTAGAAAATTTAAAAGCAGAAAATACGACAATTAATTAATGACAGATATTAAATCATATATAAAAAAAGAAGATTTACCAGGTGATTTGATTGGTAATATAGATGCTATAACAATAAATGTAGGATCTAAAT